GCATTTCCGTGCCTCGGCTATCACATCATCGCCTACAAAAAATTGATCCATAGTCTGGGCCTCCACGCCTACACTCTGTTCTTGTCAGTTACGCGCTGATTGGCGAAGATTCCGAGCGCGGGTTTGTCTCGACGATGCGCGCGTAGATACGCTCGCCCTGGACGGTCGTCTGGACCCGGCATCCACGATTAGCACCCGCGACGTGGATCGAACTCTGCTTGTCGCCGATGAGTTTCCCACCGACCTCGTCGAGGGGCAAGGAAGCCCACTCCCCCGGCGCGGTGGCGGTGAGCGTGGCAAATAGTGAGTCGTAGGCGTGGCGACGGGACTTGTCGCGCGGCGGTGGTCCGAGTTCAACTGGCATAGAGCTTCTCCTTTATTGGTCTCTCTATATAGAGAGTGATAGTTGGCTAGTCTGAAATGCGTTTCTTTTTTCGTGCCCTGCGGTATTCGAACAAGTAGAACCCGTGGAAATTATGGATGAAATGCGCGACGGGGCATTCCTGATGCCCCTGCCAAGTAACCTGGTTTCTTTTGTGGTCGCTCCAATAGCGCAGAGACTCGGTGAGAAGATCCGCGCTGATACCGTTATCAATAAGCCTGCGAAATCCCTGGACGCCCTCATCGAAATCGGTTCGGTCGTATGGGACGCGCAACGCATCGAGGTAATTCTTGATGAGAAACCGAAACTCGTCGTCCTGCGGATCGGGTTCGGCGATAGGCGTCACCGGTGCTGGCTTATTCATCATTACGGCGGGGGACGACTCTGGCTTCACGACAGGCGTCACGGCAGTCATCACGGGCTGCTTCATCTCGACCTGGGTCGGTTTGATCACCGGCTCCGCGCTCGCTGGAGAAGCAGGACGAATGATGAGAGTTGCGCTCTTCAGCGACTCGACAACTTCCTCGGTGATGACAATGCGGTAGTCACCGGCGAGGTGAAAGAGGCGTGACTCCGTCTGAACGATACGCGAAGGAGTCACCCGGAGGCGGCACTCGCCGTCGCGCTTGACAGCGGCCAGGGCGGATTCCAGTGCAGCGTCATCGTTAGCTTCCCCGACGAGGCTTTCGAGAAGTGGGCGGTTGATGCGCCAGATATTGTTCAGCAACTTTCCACCCTGGCCGATGGTCTGCGTCGCTGAGATGAGGCCGCACCGCTTCAAGGCGGCGATGGCGCGGTCGAGGGTGGTCCTATCGCAGCGGACCTCCTCCATGAGCGTGGAACGCAGGACCCATGTCTCACTCGTGTCGCCATCGGCGTGGAACGCCAGTGTCCAAAGAACTAGGCGCGCAGTCTGAGTCACCGATACTTTGTGCTCTGATGCGCCGGGGCTCAGATCAAGGAGTTCAGCAGGACAATGGTGCACGAGGTCGAGCAGACCGAACCAATTATTTTGTCGCTTATGTGTTTCATAGTCCTTATTCATCGGTTTATCTCAATTCCGGAGGACCGATGTGCCGTCCCCTACTGAGGGGTCTGGTATTGCGTTTCTCGAATTCACTCTGTTTTTGCGTGGCGCGGTGGGACTGGGCCGCGCGGGGCGCGCGCCGGTGTAGATCGCGGGAGCTACGCATTTTCGGGCAGGATTGTTCTGCGCTCTGCTCAGCCCTTCCCCTGCGTGCTTTTGCTTTTGTTGTTGCTTTTGCCTTTGTAGTTGTTTCTGAGAGGTCGTAGACCGAGTCGCGCATCGTTACGACTGGTCGTCCCGATGGTCGTCTCCTGGTAGTTCCTGGTAGTTACCTGGACGTTAAGTTCCCGCATTTCGCACAAAGAGTGTGCAAAATGCACAGACTCCGTGCAAAATGCACAGAAAGTGTGCAAAATGCGCAGACTCCGTGCAAATTGCACAGAAAGTGTGCAAAATGCGGGAACGGTGGCGCTCTGTCGTGCACACGCCGTGGACTGGTCATGGACGGGTCGTGGACGGGTCGTGGACGGTAGGTAGTAATACTATGGTGTGAAACAACTTGCAGCGCGAACACGCCGTGCACGGGTCGTGCATAGGTCATGGACTCGAATACTGCTAGGCTTATCTGGGAGGTGCACTCATGGAAGATGACGATCAGCACTCCATCGTGACGGTTCTGCGCGACTACTCTGATGTCGCGAAGCTCCAGGAGCCCGGCGTCCTGGAAGCGTTTCTGGAGCATCCGCTGACCTCCGCGCTGGAAACGATCACAGGGGCTTTCGCTGTCGGCGGCAAAGGGATGGGCTTGGCAGCGGGCCGCTTCGCCCAGGGCATCGTGAAGGGGAAGATGTATGAGCAGTTGGCCTCCGAGATAAGGGTTCTACGCAAAGCCGGGAAGATACCGGAGAACCTCGGCGAGACAAAGCACGGGCTCTACACCTGGGCTGAGCTTATGAAGATCATTGATGAGGAATGTCCGGACGAGGACCGCCTCGAAGCCATAAAGGCGATGTTCTATGCGGTTAATAAGGTTCGCCCGGCTGACCACAAAGCAATTCTCGAATATCAGCTTTGGCAGATCGCCAAGAGCCTGAATTCTGGAGAATTGCTTCTCCTCAAGGCCATCCTGGAAAGGGGAGGCACACCGGTGAACCATAGACGTGACTGGAGCGCGATTTTGGCGAAAGACTCAGGGTTGCAACTCGGTGAGCTTGTCGAACTTCAGGAAGTGAACCTTGCAAGAATGCGTTTGATAACCGAGTACCGGGCGGGCGATTCGCCACAGCAGTTCTTTGACAACCGATTGACTCAACTTGGCCGTCAGTTCTGTGCGAATATCGACATTTACAAAGTGGACCTAAAGGCCGCGATGGACGGCTCTGACTGATCCTCGACCACAGTAAATACTCCGAACCGACTTCCGGCCTCCTTTATGGAGGCCTTTTTCATGTCCGCACGCCGAAAAGTTAAGCCAAAGAAAGTCTGGAACCGCAATATCCCCGACAGTGTGCTGCTCTGCCGGGGCACGTCTTCGCTCCGCGATAACCCAGAATCGCTGCACCCAAGCATCAGCACAATAGAACGCGCGCTCGCCGGTGAGGCCCGTGCGCGGGAGATCATCAGCGCCTGGGCGTTCATCGCGCCTGTAGTCACAGTCGGATGTGCCGCATGAACGCACCAGACTTGACGGACTATATCCACGCCCGTTTCGAGCGCCTGGATCGCGCGGCGGCGGAAATGAAAGAGTCGGCTATCCGCATGGCCGTGGCCGTACAGACGTGCTGTCGCGAACCGCTTTACTCCCGCGTTCTGGAGCGTGCTCTGGCCGGATACCTGGAGATCCCCGCCGACAAGATCAATGAGGTCGTCAAGCGGATCACCGCCGAGGAGGTCAACCGTGCCGACGCCGAATGACCTCGCAGCCGCTTACGACGATTACCGTAACCATCAGAACGACGAGACGATCAGGGTCCTATGTACGCTGATTCGTTCATTCGCTCGCCGTTTGGCTCACAGCTATCGATACTATGATCCCGACGAAGCCGCCGACTCGATCCTGTCGCTGGCATGGGCGTCGCTGGACCAGTTCCGGGGTGAGTCGAGTTTTGGCACCTGGCTACATACGCTCGCTAGACGCCGCTTGCTCGACATCATGCGTGCGGATCGCCGTCGCCCCGTGGTCCAGCTTGATGTGCGACGGGAACCTGACAAGGTGGTCACCGACTCGCCACTCATGGAAGTGCAGGCGCTTACACATCTGTCCGACGACGAACGGCACCTTGTTCAGCGCCTGATCGAGACGCCGGACTACGACAGGCTCGCGCAGTCGCTCTGCATCAGCCGGAAGGCCCTCGAATCGCGTCTCGGAAGAATTTTGCGCAAGAGCGAGGAAACTCTGTCGTGTTTGACGCCTAATTGTGTATAGGGCAGAAGGTCTCCTCCATACCAAGCCCAGATCGTCAATGACGAGCCGGGGCATCAGAGCCGCGCCAGTGGCCGGTGCCCCGACGAACTCAAAGGATCGATAATGTTTGCAATCATCATCACCGCTGTCGTCTCCTTCATCGGCGGATACATCGCTCACGACGCGCTCACAAAGTATCTCCGGGCTGCCGAGGCGAAGGCCATCGTCATCTGGGATAAGGTCAAAAGCGACGCTGACAAGGACATCAAAAAGCTCTGATGTCGCTTGTTTCCATCGGCGCGGCATTCAAGCTGTTTGGCTCATGGCTGCGATCCGTTTACAGTGAGCCCGACGGCACTGGCTCATCGACTAGAATCCACGTCTCGCTACTGATTGCGTTCGTGATTGCGGTTGGCATCAGCTTCGGCGTGCTCGTACATCACAAGGAGATAACGGTCGAGCAATTCGACGCTTTCCTAGGTGCGGCAGGTGCCTTTCTCGTGGCCACGACCGGCCCATTGTACGGCGTGAACAAGCTCGCTGACTGGGCAAAGGGCAGATCGAATCAGCCGGGTCAGTAGTGCCACATCGGCCAAGTGTCCCCTGTCGATCCGTCAGATGTCCCGCGCTGATCGCGCCTGATGCTGGCGGTTACTGCCCAGAGCACAGGAAGGACAAGCCGAAGCGATTCGATGATCGCGGCACAGCCGCATCACGAGGCTACGACGCTCGATGGCGTCGATTCAGAGTCAATTACCTGCGTGAGCATCCGCTATGCGTCGATTGCCTGATGCGGAATGATGTGGTTGCGGCAACGGATGTCCACCACAAGAAAAAACTCAGAGACGCGCCGGAACGCAAGTACGACGAGTCGAATCTGATGGCGCTGTGCGGTGGCTGCCACGACGTTCGTACAGGACGCGGGGAATAGAAGAGCTACAATCGCAGCATGGCGCTCTGTGACGATACGATTAGAGAACGATTGGATCTTCGCGAACAAATTCTCTCGCAGCAGTCCGACACTCTCGATGTGAAGGCCTCGATCATCTTGGTCGCGGTCACGTTTCTCGCCAGTCACTCAATGTATGTGCTTGAGAAACACATCGGATCGTTCATCCGGTACGACCAGATTCTATCGGTGGCGCTACAAATTGTTGCGGGCATTGTAATAGCATTTCATTTAAGGATTCGCACATACAGCAGCGAAGCCGCCGAAGAGCTATCAAATTGGCGCGACGAAATCGTCAAGCAACTCGGGAATCACGCCGTTAACGAGTCGAAGGATGTATTCTGTGCCGGGCTCATCCAACGCGCGCAGGAACGCATCAAGATTGCGGAGCGATTGAACCAATCGAAGGCCCGGATGGTTCACTACGCCTATGTAATCACACTTGCCGCATTCGCCTGCAATCTCGCAGCAGCAGTGTCCCTTTTGTTCTAGTTGTTCTTCTTCAAAGGGTTGTTCGGCGGCGGAGGCGGAGTCGATGGCTTCGGATTAGAATCACGTGTCGGCCTGGGTGTCGGCGTAGGCGTCGGTCCCGGTCGAGGCGTAATCGGAACATTCTTATGGGTCATGTTAGAAGCATGATACCGCATTCGCGCTCCCACGTGCCGCACAGATTTTATTCGCGGGGATGGGGGGTCAAAATACGCCAGGAGTGACGCCCCGTAGACCGCAACGTCAGTCGAATTTTCACGCCCGCGAATTGAAGGGTGGGGGTATCGGACTATTTGCACCACAGAGTCACACGGACTCGATCATCGTGATACTCGATGACGCGCTCATGGACCTTGACTATCAGTCCGTCCGTCTGCGGGTTGACTACGAACTCACCTACGTTGGGAATGGGCACGGTCGCATCTCGATATTGAAAAGTGCCAGCGACATCCTCATCGACTCTAACATCGATCTGTAAGATCATGCCCTGAATTCTAGTCATAATACTGATGGTGGGTCATCTGGAAAACAGCGGCATATTTCAGAAAGCATAGATTTCAAAGTTGAAATTAACTGACCTCCAGCCAGACAATAAGAACGCCAACCGGGGCACCAAGCGCGGGCGCGTAGCAGTCGCAAAGTCCCTCCAGGAGTTCGGTGCTGGACGCTCAGTTCTGATCGACCGTGACGGTCGGCTGATCGCCGGGAACAAGACAGTCGAGCAAGCATCAGCCGCAGGTATCCAGGACGTGATCGTCGTGCAGACGACGGGCAGCCAGCTTGTCGCAGTGCAACGCACGGACCTGTCCCTGGACGATCCGAAAGCTCGCGGGCTCGCCATCGCGGACAATCGCGCCGGAGAGCTTGGCCTGGAGTGGGACCCCGAAGTCCTGGCCGAGCTTTCCGCCGATCTGGACCTACAGCCGTATTTTACGGACGACGAACTGAAGGACCTTGGAGTCATCGAGCCTGAGTTCGCGCCCGGTAATGAAAACGACCAGGGCAAGCTTGACGAAAAAAAGAAAGTCATTTGCCCCGAGTGTGGTCATGCTTTTGCCCCAGCTTAAGCTCGATTGGGCGACTCACGAATCTGCCACCTTCGCGGTTGAGCACTGGCATTATTCGCGAACAATGACGAAGTCGAAACTGGCGAAGATCGGTGTTTGGGAAGATGGTCGCTTCGTCGGTGTCGTCATCTTCGGCGTCGGTGCAACCAATTCCCTCGTGAAGCGATACGGGCTCACGCCGGAACAAGGTTGTGAGCTTGTAAGAGTAGCTCTGAGGGACCACAAGACTCCGGTGACGCGTATTGTCTCGATTGCGTTACGGATGCTGCACAGAAAATTCCCCGGACTGCGCCTCGTGGTTTCATTCGCGGACCCAGAACAGGGGCATCACGGTGGAATATATCAAGGCGGAAACTGGATTTACGCTGGTCGCTCTCAGGCGTCTGACGAGTACATTTACAGAGGAAAACGCTGGCAGGGGCGATCCTTCCGAAACACCTTCAAAGGGATGGAGCATCATCCCGACGTACAGATCGTCGAGGGATCATCTAAGTACCGTTATCTGATGCCTCTCGACTCGGCGCTCAAGTCAAAGCTCGAAGCGATGAGGCAGCCTTTCCCTAAGCGGACGAAAATGGACGCCGTGAGTGCCCCTTACGAGTCGGCAGACGAATCTGACCCGTCCGCTCCAAATCAATGATGCCCGGACGTAGGCCCAAGCCGACCGCACTGAAAGCACTCGAAGGAAACCCCGGCAAACGCCCGCTCAATCGGAGCGAGCCCAAGCCGAGTGGCATCCCCAAATGTCCATCGCACCTGGACAAAGAAGCGAAGCGCGAATGGAGACGGATCTCCGCAGAGCTTATAGCTCTCGGTCTGCTCACGTCAGTTGACCGTGCTGCGCTCGCCGCCTACTGTGCTGCATATAGCCGTTGGGTCGCAGCCGAAACCAACGTACAAAAACACGGGACAGTTATCAAATCGCCGAAGTCTGGCTACCCGATCCAGAACCCGTATCTCGGCGTCGCCAATCGCGCGCTCGATCAGATCAGGCAGTTTGCTATCGAGTTCGGCCTGACGCCTGCGTCGCGCTCTCGGCTCCACGTCGATCCGTCGAAGGGCGATCAGGACCCATTCTCAGCGTTCATGGCAGAGCTTGGCGCGGGCGGCATGGAAACTAATGACATCTCCGACGCGACTGAGCTACAGCCAGAGAGCGCATAACTACGCGCGGAGTGTCGTAGAACGAAAGATCATCGCTTCGAAGTGGATTCGGCTCGCGTGCGAGCGGCACCTGGACGATCTGAAAAAGGCCGATTACCGGTGGCATTTCGATTCGGCAAAAGCAAATCGCGTCTGCGCGTTCATTGAGACACATCGTCTCGCATCCGGCGATCCATTCGTCCTCCAGGATTTTCAGGTCTGGCTCATCGCCAGCCTAGTTGCTTGGGTGGATGAGTCCGGGGTCCGGAAGTACATCGAAGCGATCATCATGATCGCAAAGGGAAACGGTAAATCGCCGCTCATTGCGGCTCTTTGTCTTTGGTTTGCATTCTTCGACGGGGTAAGAAACGCCGAAGTCTACTGCGGCGCGACGAACCTCAAGCAGGCTATGGAAGTATTCCGGCCTGCACTGAGCTATGTGGAGCAGCAACCTGCTTACCAGCGGCTCGGCATCACGGCTCAAAAGAAGTCGATCTTCAGCCGCACCGGGGCACAGTTTCAGCCCGTCATTTCCAGGGGCAAGCATGGGGCCAGGCCGTACTTGGCTGTCCTCGATGAATTACATCAAGCCCTCAGCGCCGATCTGTACGGCACGTTTAAGACTGGGTGCAACAAAACTCCGAACTCGCTCCTGCTGACGATCTCCACGGCTGGCGTCGCATCACTAGAAAATCCGTGTCATCAGTTACAAATCCGAGCCCAAAAGGCGCTCGACGGTTCGCTTCCCGATGACCGTTTGTTATCCGCGCTCTACTGCGCTGACGACTCGGTGGAATGGACCTCAGAAGAAGCATTGTTGATGGCTAACCCGAACCTGGGTGTCAGCAATGACGAGGAAAAGATTCGCCTCGCTATCGGGGATGCGCAGCGGAACCCGGCGCACCAGAACAACGTCAAGGCCATGCACTTGAACATCTGGTCCACGGCCTCAGCGGCCTGGATGAACATGCAGTCCTGGAACAAGTGTGCTGATCCGACGCTCACTGCTGACTCGCTAAAAGACCTCGACTGCTGGATCGGCTCCGACCTTGCATCGAAGATCGACCTCTCATCAATCGTCAAGCTGTTCCGCAAGGACATCGACGGACGACCGCACTACTACTGCTTCTCACGCGCGTACCTGCCGGAAGAGCGAGTAAACGCGCCGGAGAACACGCACTATCAAAAGTGGTCGAAGCAAGGATTCCTGACCGCGACGCCGGGCTCGGCTATCGATTACTCGGTGATCGAGGCCGACGCACAGTCGGACATCAACTCGTTCCGCGTCCGGGAACTTTGCTACGACGCAAGATACGCGGATCAGTGGTCGCAGCGGATTTCCGAATCAACCGGCATCACGCGCGTCGTCGTGCCGCCGTCTCCCGCCGAGCTTTCTCCGGCGATGAAAGAACTAGAGGCCGCTGTCTATGACGGACGCTTCCATTTCGATGGTCACCCGATCCTCACCTGGTGCATTTCGAATGTTTTGACGCGAGAGACGACGGCGGGAAATTACACGATGCCGGACAAGGAACGTCCTGAAAGCAAGATCGACGTTGCGATTGCGCTATTTATCGCAATGCGTCGCGCGATGGTCGCAGAGGTCGAATCAGGCGCGTCCACTGATCCGTCCAGTTACTTCATGGTGATTTAAGCTTACATGCCTCTTTTCAAGTCCGAACTCACTTCACTGAATATCCCGCGCATAGAGAAGCGCGGCGATATGTTCGGAGACCCGACGACGCCGATGACCGCTGTCGCCGTATGGAACGAAATGGACGGCGGACCCACCGCTTCAGGCGAGTTGGTGAGCGACCGGACAGCGATGTCAATATCGACGGTCTACACCGCCGTCACAGTTCTTTCCGATGCGGTCGCATCACTCCCGTGCCTCCTTATGCGGCACACGGATCAGGGCCGACAAGAGGCCGCCGATCAGGCGCTC